TTGACTTTTCATTGATAAGTCGGTCAAGGCGCGCTGAAAACTCTTTGACCACTCCGTTAAGTCGGTCTGCATCTGCGGATCCACTGGTGGAGTTTTCAGGAACTCCGGCTGCTCCACCTTTTGATGCGGTGCCGTCACAACCCTGCCCACCGAGGGCGTACATGCGATAAGTGTCCAGCTTAATATCGTAAGCGTTAGTAGTTTTAATATAGGCTTCATGGGCTTTATCCAGGTCGGCGTTATCTTTAATGGCTTTATCAGTTGCCGCTGCTACATCGTCTTCTTCGATCTTCAGCATGCTGACAGCTAAGGCGTTTGCCTCGGTTATGTCATTGCTCATCTTGCTGATTTTAGAACTATCCATCTCATACATGGCATAAGAACCAAGTCCGCCGCCGATGATAAATGCGCCTAAAACGGCTGAGATAACGGCTGTTGAAAAAATCGGCATAGTTCTAATCCTTAACCGCGAGGCCCAGGGTTCCGGCTACAGTGCCAACTAACCCCATAACCGCTACAGCCTTTTCAAGTTGCCCAAGGCATATGAATACCAAGGCAAAAAGCGCCCCAGCTAAGGTTATAGCGCCCAGTTTAGTGGTGCGCTGAGTCCAGTCTATGCCGATTTTGCTAAACATGGCTTAAGCTCGCTTACCACGTTGCAGCATTTTAGGACGTGTGCAGACATGCAACGGATAGCTGTAGGCTTCAATATCTGCGTACATTTCACGATCCCGATCAGGTACGATCAACGGATAAAGACGCTGGCCCAGTTGCCCTAAATGCCCGAATTGCTCGCCGGGGCTGAACACCTCAAGAAATGCGCCAGGCGCATTAACGGGGAAAAAACGCACTTTATCAGTGCCAACTGCAACGGTAGTACCGTCGTCAGTGCTTCGGTAATTTTCAAAGGTGATGCCGCCGTAATTAAATGCCTCATAAGCATTGCCGGTACGTAAATCAGAGGCTGCCTGGGTGTTCAGGTAGGTCTCACGAACCTCTTTGTGGGCGGTAAAGTCATCCCAGAATGCATCTCCGCACAAGGCGTAAACAGTGGTAGACGGCGTCCAGACGCCTTTAGCCTCTTTCATTACCGCCCTGACAACCTGATTGCATATCTTGCGTATCGCCCCGGATGCAGGTGCCGCATTGGTTAAGTCAAAGTTGATTTCAGCCGCCTGAGAAACGCCAAACTCGCTAAACCAATCAAAAAGGGTTGAGCCGTCGGCATCTTTTACAACACCATGCAATGCACCTAAGCGCATATTTTCCAGCGTCATTTCAATCTGACTGGATAACCCTACTGGGCCAACTAAGCGCCGAGCAATTTCAGTCTGCACTTGCTGCAACTCGCTCTCGGTTCCGAACGCGCGAATATCGGCCAATTCTGATGCGGTGATTCTGTCACCCTTGGCGATACGCACCGTCCTGAAATCGCGGATGTTTCTTTTTTCAGTATCACGCTGTTCAAGTGGCGCTCCCCGCGCAGATGTCTTAATCAGGGACAACGTGCCGGCACGATTTTCGATAGCGATAGTCTGATTCCTAACCGGATTAGGTGTAAAAATACCCATATCACCCAGCCGCTGCGGACGAAAATCAACACTTTCAAGCGCCTGGAGCATTGACACCATTCTGAATGCGTTGTTGTTAAAAATATCTAACATAGCCATGTTTGCTGCTTCCCTTAACGGATGATGACGCTTTGCGCCTTCAGTGACTCAATACCCGCTGCTTTGTCAGGGGCGCTAATGCCGGTTTTCCAGGTGATCTCATCACCATTCACTTCGGCCATGCGTTCAATCGCTACTCCGGGTTTATCGCCCAGGGTCGCATCGACCGCATCAAACAAAATCCCGCGCGCTTTTTGACTGCCGTCGATAGCGGCGGGATCATGCTCAACGTATTTTTTTGATCCAGCGGCGACGGTGATGTCAAAGCTGTCGCCAACAACAAAATCAGTCGCGCCGTCTGCCAGGGTAAAAGCCAAACCACCACTGTTGAATGCCTCAGCAACTGAGCCGATTCCGACAATACTGCCTTGTGGGTTAGCAACTTGAAAATCGCCCGCATTAGCTGCTGCTTTGGTGATCTTCAGGACATAAATGCCCTCATGAAGACCAGCGCCCTCAGTAATAGCGCCCATGGTGCCGTTGCCGGTATTGCCTGCGTGGGCTACAGCGGTAGCGGCGGCGGTCTCAATTCGACCCAGCACTGTACCGACAACCAGGTTTTGTCCCGATAAAACAGTAATCGCCTCGCGGCTGATAAACCCCTCGTCGCATTCGGAGACCAAGAATTCTCCGGCATGCCTTTGTTCGGTTAATGTGGTCATTAGTTTTTACCTCTTAATGGAACAACCTTCGCCATAGCATGACCCCAGCCTTGAGCGCTGGCTTCTGATTGTGTTTGTTCGGTATCGTCGTCAGCGCCGACTTTTGGGTTGGCAACTTTCGCCATTGCTTCAGCAAACTGGTTTCCTTCTGCGCTGGTCGCTGCCTGTTGCATCGGTGATACGGCCAGCACTAACCCGGCTTGCTCGGCGGACATATTGGTTGACAGCGCCAAGACCTGCGCCTGGGCTTCGCGGCCTTTGGCGTGCTCATGGTTCATAATGGCACCAATGCGCGCGTTTTCTGCGGCGGCACCGGCGGCAAGTCCTGCCTCGTAGCCGGCAAGGCGGGATTGCTCCAGCGCAGCGGCATCGACCTCGGGTTTAGTTGCACTCATAAAAACTCCTCGTGATGAATTGGAAAAACTTTGCTGCATTTCTAGCAGTAGTTGATCGGGGGTTGCGATACGGTCGGCAAGGCCTGCGTCGATTGCCGCCTGTCCGGTGAATGTTCCGGCTTCGTAGCCGCGTAGTGTTGCCGCGTCCATGTTTCGGTAGGCGCTGGCGGTATCGATAAACAGGTTGTTGAGCGTGTCTACTTCGGCTTGGAATCGCGCCTTAACTTGCGGGGTCAATGCCTCGAACTGGTTGCCGTCGATCTTTTGCGCTCCGGCATAGATATGGGTGATAACCATGCCCGCATCAGCAACCATCTGGGAAATATCAACATGACGCATGACCACGCCGATTGATCCGGCCATACCGGTATCGGTGATAACGATTTCGCTGGTGGCGGATGCGATCAAATAACCGGCGGATGCAGCCATGCTGGAAATAGCGGCTTTAATAGGTTTTACTGAGCGGGCCTCATAAAGCAGCTGCGCCAATTCGAAGGCGCCAGAAACTTCACCGCCCGGCGTGTACAAAACCAGTAAGATTGAATTAACGGTTGAGTCGCTTAGGGCAGCATCAAGCTGTTTGGACACTTCCTCATAACCAAGAATATAGCTGCTATCGGCCTGAAAACCGCCGCGATGCGCCAGTACGCCGAACACCTCAATAACTGCTACGCCGCCGATTACTTGATAGCCCGGCTTTCTGCTTTCTCCGGCAGCGACCAGTGACATATCGGACGCTATGATGACATTGGTAGCGGGCGATTCAATGCCCCAGCGCGGGCCAATTCCGGCAATGATGGCATCCAGTTTAGATGGGTGGATCATCAGCGGCGTATTGAATACGCGGGAAAATAAGGCAGGGTTACGCATTGGCATCGTTTAAATCCTGTGGCGCTGGTACGGTTTCTTGCTCTGAATCTGGCGCATCGGCAAAGTACTGTCCGATAGCGGGGTTAATGCCCGGATTGATGCCGTCCTGGGAGAATCCGGCGATCTTCAGCGCCAGTTGGTAAGCCAGACCTACTGGCAAATTTAGCGGACTGACTTTTGCCATAGCCTCGCTAAACTCTCTGATGCGCTGGTCTTGGACTTCCTGGAAATCCTTGCCCTGCTCTGCGCACTCGTCTTGCTGCGTTGAAATGCAAAGCGCTAGTCTTTTTTCGACTGCGACGACCTCTTTAACCGGGTCTACCCAGCCGCGACCGGCAAAAATCCAGCGGCAGCGGTTATAGGCGTAGCGGTTTTTATAGTAATCGGGGGCGTCTACACGGCCTTCATTGATAGCTTCTTCAAGCCAGCATTCATAAATAGGATCAAGCCACATGTCGCGCAACCAGCGGCGCTTGGTCTGGAAATAACGCCATGCTTCAAGCAATGCGGCCCTGGCTGATGAATAGTTGGCTTTGGAAAAATCCTTTAATACCAGTTCATAAGGCATGTTCAAGCCAGCGGCCATATGGCGCATGACCGATTCCATGAAACCGTCAAAGGCGGTGTTGGGACGGTTCGGGTTATAGCCGGAAAGTTTGGTGCCGAGAGGAAGGTTTAGCATCATGCCGCCTTCGGTTTTCTTCCTATGCGTAGACTCGCAAACCGTCTTCCAGTACTCAGTAGCCTCAGTTATGTTTGTCCCGAAAATTTCAGCAACGGCTTCAGGAGAAAGATCGGACTCCAAGAAGGCAGCAATCAACGCATTCGACGCGGCGGCTTGTAATTCGTGCCCCAGGTATTCGCCCGCTATGCGGAATTCGCGCATGACTGAAGCAAAGATGCTCTTGCCCCGGCTTTGTCCTGAGCGTTCTTTGTCGTACAAGTGAATTACGCGGCGGCGGCCCCACGCAGTAAAGGCGGGGATGCGTTGCCAGTCGTCTTGATTGGCGGACAAGGTGCCTTGGTTCGCGCCTAATAAGCCAAACCTGTCGCCTGGGTGTTTTTTCATGATCCAATAGGCGATAGGTGCGCCGTAAGCATCTTGCTCAACACCGCCGCGAATATTGCTGCTAAATTGCAGCCAAGGCGGAGTAGCCAGGCGGTCGGCCTCAATCATTTGCAAGCGGGTTGCCCAGCGTGAATCGGCGCGAGGTAGCCACATCACCAGCGCCAAAGCGTCGCCGTTGATGAGCGCGGATTGCAGGGCTTGGGTTGTTAAGCCGAGAAAAGTTTGGGTGCGGGAGGCGTCACAATCGGCGGTATCGCTCCAGGTGGTGAATTCGTCTTCAACTGTATTGCCCCAGTTGGTCGCCCACACTTTATCCTGCCCGAGCATCCTGTATTGGGGCTGCACGGACAGCCGCAACTGTGCGCCAACGACATTATCGCTGAGGGTTTGCTTTACGCCGGAGGCTATCGGGTTGTTGCGGACTAAATCACGAGCGCGAGGGACGATAGTTGACTGATCGATTAGTAAATCGGCATCGGCAGAACCAGCATTAGGCACCCATGCCGACATGCGGCTGTCGTGTCTGTCGGCGGCAGTATGCGCAGTCATAGGTTAAACCTGAGCGGGCCACTAGATGATCGGCCGGCGGCGCGGGCGATTTCAATGGAAACTTCTCGCTCCCAATGTTTAACTTGAGCCAATAACTTGTCTATTTCATGGGTCGACAAGCGACGCTCACCGAATTGCACGGTCTGTGCAGACAGTGCTTTTTGGTAAGCGGCTTGAGCTAATGCCAGCGAGTCGATGGCGAAGCTCATGCTATTGATGAAGTGGTGTTTTTAACATGGGTTCATCATGTCAAAAAAGCTGTGCCAATTTTAGCTAAAACGTGACACTATTTTTTAGGCGGTGTAAATAGGTAGGATTACGGATGCCGGCTATTTTTATTTGCTATTTTCATTGCTAATACTCTGCCCAACCAACTGGATATATTTCTCTGTTTGTTTCCTGTTCGCGGTAGCCAGAATTATTAAATGCACTAAACGTGCCTATATATTCATTCCCGTCTTTATCAATGAATCTATAGTATTTTGGATCGGACGATGAGCGTTGATGATCTTGCTTGGGGAAATTGTCCCTTTTATATTCAATCACTGGGTAACCTCTTAATATTTATTTATAAGTTTTGCGAGACAGATTAATGTTATGTATTTTTTGAAGCAAGCAAAAGCCGATCTTAAATCCAATCCCAAAAAATCGTAATTTAAAAAAATCAAAAATCCACCTTTCTCTAGCCCATATTATATGAACAAAATCAGTTCCTATAACTCCGCGCGCATGCTCTTTTTCAATACTACATATCATTTCACGTTACTCCATATCCAGCTCAGTTGTGTTGGGTTACGGCTAATGCCTAACCTTCCGAGATTTTTGTTTGTTCATTTTGCAATTGCCTAAGCGCTTCGTCGCGCTCTCTCGTTACTCGGGCTATGCTGGCGGTAAGCTCATCAAGCCGAGCAATGCTTAATGTTATTTCTGGCGAGCGGCCTGCTTCTGCTTTTTTCTCAATCGATATTCCCTCATTCTTTGCTTATCGGATTTTGCGGTTCCGGTGACAGGTCGGCCGCGACACTTTGCCCCAAAAATGTCGATTGTTGATTTATCGTCTTTATCTCTCATTGTAGTAATTATTATTCTTAATAATGATTTATTGTGACGGTTACGATAATTATATTAGTGCTGCTTCTATCGGGCGGCAGATTGCCGTCTTACCTAATAGCTCGGTACAGCGTGCGCCTGCTTATCCCGTGTTTTTTGCATACCTCGTTATGGTTATCCCCATCAAAATCCCGCTTTATTGCCGCATACCGCTCCTTTTTACTTGCAAACAAGGGAAAATAGATAGTGGTGCTGCCGAATAGTTTTTGTAGGCGATTGGTTATCGCGACAGCCATATCGCCAGACAATCTGCAATCAACACCTAGGCCTTGAGCGACCTGCTCAACTTCCTGTTGTATTTGTCTGTAAACGGTATCGTTATCGGTGTTCATGACGGTATAAATAGTTTATTGGCGGGAGGAGTGGAAACCGTAGTTGATTGCTGCGCCAATATGGCGGCCTCTGCCTGCAAGCGCCTATATTCATCGCTCGACACCACCGCCAGTTTTGCACCCAACTCATCCCATTTTGCCGCAGTATGCAGATGCAGCCGCAATTCGTGATGATGGGCCGCGGCGTAGGCGTAAACTAGGGTGTCCAGTGATTCGTTACGTGCGCCGCGCTTGGTCTCGAAGCGGTTCGTGCGCGGGTTGAAGGTTTCCGAGACGATGCCGGTGAAGTATTCGCGCGGCAAATCTTCGGAAAAATGCAGCAGCCGGGAGGCGTTGTCTTTGTCGCCGTCGGTGCTCATGCGTCCGAACAGGACGTTTTTGACCGCTACGGTACCGACGTGCTGGATCATCACCCCGCGCTTGTTGTATTGGCCTTTCCAGTTGACGTCTTGGGCTTTGGGCCGGGACAGCACCGGGGCGTTGTTGGGAACTGCGCCGAAGATGACCATCGGGCGGCGGATCATACGGCGACGCACGAAGTCTTTGACGGCTTCAGTGCGGTGTCCGCCGGCATCGATCGCGGCGGCTTGAATCGGCAGGGCGTGGCCGTTGATGTGTTCGATGGGCCGGTTAAGCAGGTCGGTTAAGGCTATCCAAACGGCATCGTCGGCGGGGTCGCCCATTAGTTCGATGTAGTCCAGCACCCAGCAGGCCATGCCCTTGCCCCAGCCGACAATCTGCACGGCCAGCCGGTTGTCTTGGGTATCGACTCCGGCGGTAACGGCGCAAACGCCGAGCGGAGCGACACGGAGGCGGTAGGGTTCGGCGCGGTCGGCGATGACGTTGAGTTTGACCGCGCGCATGGAGGGGTCTTCCCATGCTTCGGCCAGTCGGCTGTTAAGGAAGGTTTTCAATCGGGCCGGGTCGTTGTGCGCTTGTTGCCACATTTCAACCAGCGTTGCCCAGCGCGGGCCCAGGCCGATTTGGTAATACAGGGCGTTGATGTGATAGCCGCGCAATGCGGGGCCGGGATTGGTGGCTATCCAGCGCCCGGCTTTGATCATGTCGGTTTTGTGGTGCTCTTCAATCTCGCAGGCGCATCCTGGGCAGACGTAACGGACGCGGCTGCCGTCTTTGCCCCAGTGCAGCCCTGACCATTCGAAGATGATCAGGTCGGCGCAATGCGGGCATGGCATAAAGTATTTGCGCTGGTCTGATTTTTGATACAGCTCGTCGGTGCGGCAGACGCCTTTTATGCCGGGGCTGGATATGTACAGGCGCTTGTAGGTGGCCGGAAATGCCGAGGTGCGGTCTTCCAGCATCATCAGTGGGTCATCGCCGGTGATCAGGTTACCGGCGAACTCGGTTAATTCGTCAACGATCAGGTATTTAACGGTGGTGGATTTGAGCCGTGCCGGGCTGCCCGCGTGCTCGATGTATAGTTGACCGCCGATGAAGTCTTTGAAGTCCTTGGTATTGCTGCTGTCGCGGCTGTTGATGCTGGTCAATGCCTGCTGGACGGCGGGGCATTCTTCGATCATGGGATTGAGCTTTTGGTTGATCCATTTCTTTTGCGATACTTCGCCGGGCAGGCATACCATTATTGGTCCAGGCGATTGATCCATGATGTAAGCAATAGAATTAGCGGCTACACTGGTTTTGCCGAACTGAATAGGAAACATCAGCACCGCATCGTGAACCGTAGAGCGCGAGGACATGCAGTCCATCGGCTCACGTAGCGGCGGGTTGCGGTCGGTGCGCCACGGACCCGGCTCAGCGCTGCCTTTTTTTGACAGGTAGACTTCGGCGTCGGAAAACTCGGACACGGTCTGGGTTTTGCGCGGGGCGTAGGCTCGGGCACGGGTGGTGTTGATTACCTCCCTAGCGTTGCTATATTGTGATTGCGCCTGAATTGCCTGCATAGTTTCTTATAATTTTATGACTGGTTTGTGTGGGGCGGCTTTGGCAGCGGCTAAGCCTCTAAATAAGCCGAACGAACCACCCACTTACCCGCATCTGGGTTGTGTTCGCAATTTTCGTTGATGAACTCATGGCAAGCGTCTTCCCATGCTTCAACATATTCGGGGCGGCCTTGTTCGTTAAAGACAATAAACACTGTCTTTTCAGGATCAGTTAATGGTTTTTCAATCGCTTCTGAAGCGCACGTAAGATCTACCCCCATATGAACGATACGAAACCTCCTATCGTCAACCCCTAAATCCTTTATCGGGCTTATATCTCCAGTGCAAAAAATTAAGTTTGGTGACTTCACATACTTTTCAACTTGGCCTTTTTGATGACACAGAACTGTTTCGTTTGCCAGCAGCGCTTTAATTCCGAGAAGAAATTGAGTATTTCTTGGTATTTCTTCGACGATTAATGTCGACACTTCTCTTGCAAGCACAGAACCAACAGCAAAAACATCCGCAAATATGCTGGAATCAACCTCAAGGAATGAACCATACTGCGCGGCAATAGCTCTAGCCATCGTTGACTTACCGCAGCCTTGTTCGCCAACTAGCACCAGGGCCTGCCCTTTTTGCAGCATTGCTTCCCTGTAAGGGTACTTACGATCTACCGGATGACCCAAGGAGAATTCAAGAGCTTGGCAGTCCAGCTCTCCCCACATTTCATCACCCGGCCTTGTGCCGGCGTACAATTTAGCTAATGCTATTGATACCTGGGTACGTGTAATTTTGCTATCAGTTGAAGTGGTCATTTATCTACCTATTTGGCTAAGGTGTAAAAGCTGCGCGACAAGTCGCCGAGCAGGGATTCAATGTGAT